AACTGCTGATACACGTTCATAAGCACGTCAGCGTTCATAGAAGGCTGGAAGAAGTTAACGGCTCGCTGTCCACCGCCAGTTCTGTCTGAAGTGGTTTGCCATATCTTCCAAGGATAGATCTCTGTTAGGTCTTCACCGTCAGGTAGGCGGTCAATCACAACTTCCACCTGAGGACCAGAGGCAACTGCCATATTGTTGGCTAAGCTACGGGCTGCTGCATTGCACAATGTTTGTGCATCACGCATTACTTCTGGAAGTGCTACACCCCAAAAGCTATGGGGAACTTCTTCCCAGCTAGCAATATTGTAAGGACGCTGACCTAGCGGATCAGGATTTAAGATGCATTTGAATACAACGCCTGCAGTCATCCAAAGGTTGACTTCGTACTCTTGGTCTTCCTGAATGGTCTTATCTTCCATGCCCCACTCTTTGAGCCATGCGCCACTGACAGATGCCCAGATCTCAATTGCTTCAATGAGACCCTCTGTGATGGGTGCACGGAAGGGTTTACCCTCAAGTACACGGCGCTCGTTATCGCCCTGCTGGAAGCTGGTATAGCCGTCCTTGCCGAAGCGATCGATGATAGTCTGTACTTTATCATTATCCACACCAGGAACGCCCTGCATAGCCGCCATAGCGGAGCGGGTGAACTTGTGTCGATGGCATAGGTAGTTGTCGTTTATGCTAATGCTGCTGGGCGCGGGGTAGATGTCATAAGGACTGACACGCTCAATTTCACGCACATATTCGGTAGTAACGATTGGGGTGAAGTCTGGGCCCCATTGCAAGCCTTTGCGCTTCTTAACAACTGGACCTTTAATAATGGCGGTCGGGAAGGTTACGAAGTCGGTGATGAAGTTCTTGAGCTCATCGTAGAACTTGCCTTCGTTAAGCTGGTCTTGAATCTTGTCGCCCATGCGACGGGCAGCGTCTTTAGCCTCTTCCTTAAGGCGGTGCATAATTGTTTCGTGAACCTCTTCCATGCGGGCACGGAACGATTCTGGGTGGAGCTGTTCGCCCTGAGCAATAAACTCCATTGCCTCTTGTTTAACCAAGTCTACGATTGCACTCTTCATTTCGAGTGGGAGCATAGGATCTTTGGATGGTGATAATTCAAATACACGCTCTTGTTGATTGAGCATGACATCACGGATCCAAGACTCAGCGGCACGGCACTTCACGTCTGTGAGCATCATGTAAATGTCAGATCCGCCAGCGCGATTGATTTCCATCTGCTTGTCAGGATCGTACTCGCCGCGACGTTGACGTTCACACTTTAGCAAACGCTCTGTAATCTGAGACTTTGCTGTGCGTGCTTGGTCCCAGCACTTAGATGCGTATGCCTCGAGGTTGGTTTCTAGCAACATGTTTTCTTGCATGTCGCTTTCTACCTTGATGTCTACCTCGACAGGGGGTTTGTTATTTAGATAACTCATGTCCAGCCTTTTGCGGATTTCTTAACGGTAGGTCTTGCCCTTTGTGGAGTAAGACCGCTTCTTACCCGCAAGCACGCATACTGCAGCGCATCTTGAATGTGCGATGTCATGTCTTTGACGGGTCTGTCTTTGTATCGAGCTGGTCCTGATGTCTTCAGGCGCTCATATTTGTAGCGGCCTAGGAATCCTTTCCTAAGCCATGTGCAACGTGGGTTTAACGCAAACGCAGGCTGACCATCAGCCATTCTCGTAAGGAAGAAAGCCACTGCTTCACGTCTTGGAATAAAGTCGTTTGTGGGGGCTGGCTCAGTAGCAATGCCCGCCTCGAGCAGTTCCTGCAAACAAGTGCGTTCATCAGTTTGTGCTCGGATGTTTCCTGCTGGGTCTCCTGCGGAGAACCATTGGAATCCAACGTACTTGGTGACCAAGTGCGGTTTAACGACTTCGTTGGCAAACTGTCGGATGCCCATGTCTTCAGATACGAGTTCATCCAAGATGATAATCTTTCCTCTTGCTGTGACTTGCATAATGACGCACGCAGGAGTAAGTCCAAAGTCCCATCCAAGAACAAGCGGTAAGCCTCGTTCTGCCTCAACGTTTTTGTCGAGGGTATGAACTTTGTCATTGAACTCGGGATAGACAGGTTTGCCATCGCGAGTGCTGCCATAGTTTCCCAGTAAGAAGACATTGATCCAATCATCATCTTTGCTGGGCAACTGTCTGATGTAGTAGTTGTGTCCATCTGGTAGGTTTAAAATATTTTCAGCATCTGGGTTTGGCTTATAGTCCTCGCCCTCTTTGTATAGTCCGCCAGGCTGACGGAAGAACTCCCATTGTTCGGGACGCTCTTCTTCGGCTAGCTTGTAGTACCAGTGGTCGTCATCGCATGGGTTGGTATCAAGGATGATACCTGTCCAGCTTGGACCACCTAGTAGTTTGGACGGGAAACGTCCCACACGCTGGGTCACCATATCAAAGATCTCTTTGGGGATCTCGGATGCTTCGTTAATCCATGCGCCAGTTAATTCCAAGGAACGTAGTTTACCTGTCTCGGTCGGGCGGTCTAACGCCATGAACAGTACTTCTAGTTCCATTCCAGTGCCGTCTCCGATGTTGTTAATCTTCATCGTAGATGTAATTGGGGTATCCCATTTGATGGGAGCGACATTGGAAGGAAACCAGGTTTCCCACGTTTTGATCGTGGTGGACTTTAACTCTGGGTATGTGTTACGGATGATGAGCCAGCGTGACCTACGGATCCCGTCTGGTGAAGCTCTTTGGCGTATCGCCCTGGCCACAATTTCGACGCAACAGCTTGAACTTTTTCCTGAGCCGACAGGCCCCATAAGCCCACGCACAAATGAATCTGATTGATGGAACGCTGCAGCGTTTGGACCTGGTGGTTGGTATTTAATGACATCCACAAATTACTTTCTCGTATAGTTATTAAAGGACTAGCACGGCAATGAAGATCTTCATTTCTTGCCGCCCAGATCCAACTGGAACGTAACGGGTTGTGCGTCGACTTCCATCCGAACGTCTGACAGGTCTGGTAGGGTCTTACGGAGAAGAACCTCAATCGCCCGTACTTGGGTAGCGCTAAGCTCCACATTCCCATTGGCATGGTCTGTAAGACGATTAATCAGCTGTGCTGCCTGAATCTTCATCCTAGTATTCTCGTCGTGTTTAATTGCTCGCTTGCGTGCTGCCATTATTCTCTGCCTTATCAAATGCAATCAGGATTGACTTCGCCAAACGCATACAGTCGTCTGCGGTCTTGAAGTCATTCAAATTAATCTCTGCCTCAAACATGTGAGGCTCACCATGAAGGTTAACCAACCCAGTAAGAACTACCAACTGGGGTGCTAGGTACTTGGACATACCTTCGGGATACTCTACCGAGATCCCTCTCAGTACTTCAAACTGCCTAAGAAACTTCTCTAGTTCTTGTTTACGCATACATCCCTTGGTTAATTGGTTGCGGGAACAGGACTCGAACCTGTGGCCTGTGGATTATGAGTCCACCGCTCTTCCAACTGAGCTATCCCGCGCTAGCTAATGATTCATAAACGTTACCGTAAAGCGGGTTAATGTAACAAATACGTTACATTGTTTAAAAATTTTTAGGGATTCGACCTTAGCCCCCTAGGGCGAAAGTTGATTGGTCCCTATGGGGTAGGTGCACTAGCACCATTTTCTCCCAATACCCAATGCGGCGATCCAGTATCAGTCACGGAATCAACCGTATATTTTTGAGGAGCCGCACCACGCTCAGATATTGCTAAGCGTTTCTCTAATAATTCAATGCGAGCTTCTAATGTAGCAATGCGTAGCGATAAGCTAGTAGGAGTCGGAGCTGCTGTTTGGAATAAAGGGATCATAAAAAAAGGGTCTCGTGTGTGAGGTGGTAATACAGTGGAGCCTCAACCCCCGTCGGTACACTTCGTTGGTCCCGTACCACCAGGGTAGACATCAGGGTAGGAAGGCATCTGACTGTAGTCTCCCTTGAATATCAGTTGATATACGCCTAGATTCATCAGGTTATGAGACTAAATGCCTAATTCGAAGACCTAATTCTAGTGTTTCATCTCAGTTTGGGGTATCGGCTCGTCCCTTTTTTCCTGCGGAAAGGGACTGCGCCTGATTGGGTACTTATATCCCCTTCATTTCATTAACTTTTTAGGAGCTGACTATGCCTACTTACATCGACTACGTTTGCTATGCATCCGAACGCAAGTTTCAACCGCTTTCGGAGAAAGCATTCCTTGCTTTACTGCGTTGCGGATTCAACCCCATTACTAACCAATTTGTCAGGAGATAACCATGAAACTCGTTTACAACATCGCTGTCGCTAGTCTGTTCATCTGCTACGGAGTCTTCTTCGGACTAATCGTCCTTGGGTTTATGGAAGCAGTAACTCCACAGGAGATTGTGTATTACATGATGTTTCTAGTCCCGTTTACTCTGTTTAGCATGCTGATCTTTGCTATTCGGGATTTCACTAATTCCTAATACGTGTCCTGCCCCTCTCCTTCTTCGAAGGGGGCAGTTCACTCTTCATTCTTTCAACTGTTGTCTATTTTTTAAGGAGAATTACCATGACTACTTTGTCTGCTAAACCTGCTA